GAGGTCGCGCCACGGCACCAGGGACTCCCTGGCAGAGCGGGGAGGAGGGCGGGGGAGGTCGAGACCGGCGGGCGGGCGGGCGGGCGGGCAGGTCGAGGCCAGCGGGGAAAGAGGGGGGAGGGGGAGGGAAAAGGGAAATCCGTCAAAAAGAGTGTAATGCACCGTCAGATTTTTTATAAAATTCCCTCACTGGGGCTTTCCAGTTGCTCTTTTTCGCTCTCTACTGCTTGCTGCGGGGCACTGTAAGGGAGGGAAGGAGGGTTATTAGCGCGTATTACAATGCTGTAATGCGCGCGAATAATTATTTTTTTTTTTTTTTTCTGAAAATTGTCTTACCCGAGAAAATAACTGAACACCCTCTCTAGTCCCTACCCTACCCTCCCATACTGCCCTATTGCTCTACCCCGGCTTCTTTCCCTACACTCAGCCACATAGTCATAGGGAGTGAATAGTTATGAGCACAGTCCGCAACGCAGCAACGCCCGCAGCCGCAACAACCTCGGCAATCAAGCACCTCAACTACACGCATGAAGCGATGGCGGACCTCATCATCTCCGAGCCTACTGTAACGGCGCGTGAGCTTGGGGAAATCTTCAACTACTCCCCCGGCTGGGTCTCCCGCGTAATCGCAAGTGATGCGTTCCAGGCTCGACTTGCACAGCGCAAGGCACAGCTCACTGACCCTATCGTGGCGGCTTCCCTGGATGAACGCTTGCGCAGTGTAGCCATCCACTCTATGACTATCATTGAGGAGAAGCTGAGCACTGATGAATCCCCGGCTTTCGCAATTGACGCCCTTGGACTTGCTTCAGCTGCTATGGCCAGCTATGGTCGGGGGCGCGCGTGAGTACAAGTCTTGAGTTGGAAAAGCTGTTCAGTGGTGGCGAGGTTGACAAAGCGCAGCCCCTGACTCACCCACCCGCTCCTGCCCCTCTATCCTACACCATAGATAGTATAATTGACTATCTTCTTTTGCATCCAGATGCCTCTCCGCTGGATGTTGCAAAAGAATACAAGCGCCCTCGCCAATGGTTCATGACACTGCTTGCCAGTGACCGCTTCCAGGACGCGCTCGACCCGATTCGGCATCAACTGCTTGACCCTGTAATCACTTCCACGATGGAAGAGCGGTTCCGAGCACTCGCCCTGCACTCACTTAATGTAATGCACTCCAAGCTCGACCACCCCGAAGTAACTGACTTCATGGTCGTGAAGGCCGCAGAGATTGGTGTAAAGGCCCTTGGACTAGGCTTGCCGAAGAAAGAAGAAACTGTATTGACACCCGTGGGAAATGTTGATACAATCGCAGATAGGTTGTTAGCGGCATTGGAGAGGCAGCGCAAGAATGCACACCAGCCTGTAACCATTGAGCAAGCCCCGACGGTCGGCGGCGACTGATGCAGCCAGTCAAGCTGACTTCCGACCTTATCGAGTCTTTCGCTGCCACGTATCTGAGTGCAGGTTACGATGACGCCAAGCCTACACCGGACTTCCACAGGGAAGGTTGGGAGTTGTATAGCTCTGAAGAACTTCGTGCGGCAATTGCAGCCCCGCGCGGGCACGCGAAATCAACTTCCTTTACGCATGACTTCACACTTGCCACTGCGCTGTTTCGTGCGGAGGACTACATCATTGTCATTTCCACAAACGAAGAGCTTGCCATCGAGCACCTCGGGGATATTACAAGGGAACTGATCGAGAATGAAGAGCTGATTGAGGACTTTCAGGTAAAGGGATTTGTCACTAACAGCAAGACTGAAATTATTGTTGAAATGAAGGACGGGCATCAGTTTCGTATTCTTGCGCGCGGCTCTGGTCAAAAGATGCGCGGACGGAAATGGCGTGGGAAACGGCCTGGGCTTATCGTATGCGATGACTTGGAGGACGACGAGCAAGTCGAGAACAAAGAGCGCAGGGATAAATTCCGTCGCTGGTTTTTCCGCGCAGTTATTCCGGCACTGCGACGTGGTGGGAAGATACGGATTCATGGGACGATTCTGCATGAGGATTCCCTTCTTGCACGCCTGATGGTTGCGCCGACATGGAAAACACTGTTTTACAAAGCACACGCGGCCTTCGATGACTTCAGCAATATCCTCTGGCCAGAGCAATACAATGAAAAGGCACTGCGGGCGATACGGCAAAGCTACATTGAGCAGTTCGATTCCAGTGGTTATAGTCAAGAGTACCTGAATGACCCGTTTGATAACTCTGAAGCCTATCTGCGTAAAGGGGACTTTCATGAAATGGAAGGTGAAGACTATGCACAACCAATGCGGCTGGGTGTGGGTATTGACTTTGCCATTAGCAAGAAGGATAAAGCAAACCGCACGTCAATGACTGTGGCTGGGCAAACAGCCGATAACGTGTTACAATTCATTGATCAGCATGTGGGGCGTTGGGATACACCTGAAATCATCGACAAGATGTTTGAAATACAGGAACTGCATGACCCAATAGCTTTCTTCGTTGAGGATGGCGTTATCTGGAAAGCAGTTGAGCCGATACTGAACAGGGAAATGGCGCAGCGTAGTGTGTTTCTTAACTGCATTCCACTGAGTGCGATGAAGGACAAGGCAACAAAGGGGCGCAGCTGGCAGAAGCGTATGAAAGCTGGCGCATGTAAATTTGACAAAAATAGTGACTGGTATGCAAACTTCGAGCATGAATGTCTTCGGTTTACGGGGTATAGCGAAAGCACTTTGGATGACCAGTTCGACAGTGCTGCTTTGTGTGCTCGCGGGTTTGACAGTCTTCCGTTGCAAGAAGAGGAAGACTTTATGGATGAGGATGAACTGTACGAGCGCGGGTACGGGGCAGATAGAGGCAGTAACAACGGCAGGTCAACCACTACAGGGTACTAAAAGGCAAGGATTATGACGACAAAGTATGATATTCAAAAGCTGATGGAATCCCCTAACATTGCGGAGTTCCTGGATGCGCAGTATCTGAAAGACCTGGGGAGGGAAGTAGTTGCGAATACAGCCAGGGACAGGAGCAGTCGCGCCGATTGGGAAGCGCGCCATGCAGATGCGGTGAAGCTTGCGCTGCAAGTTAAGGAGAGTAAGTCATTTCCCTGGACTAACTGTAGTAATGTGAAGTTCCCTTTGCTGACCATAGCGGTGTTGCAGTTCCTTGCGCGAATTTCCATTATGACCAAGGGGAAGCAACTCGCAAGTGTGCAAGTCCTGGGGAATGATTCTACGGGGGCAAAGGCGCTGCAAGCAAAGCGGTTGAGCCAGCACATCTCCATGCAGCTGATTGAGGATGATAAGAACTGGCTGGATAGCGATGAGCAGGCAAAGTTCTCGGCGTGCCTACTGGGAAGTGCCTTTAAGAAAACGTATCCTGATACGGTTGCGGGTACTACGATTTCAGGCCATGTGCCTGCGATGGATTTGATCCTTGACTACAACTGTAAGGATATCGACAAGGCACAACGGATTACCGAGATACTTCTTAAAACAGGTAACGAATTGCAGGAGAACTTCCGCAGAGGGATATTCCTGGAAATGACGGAGGATGCAGCACCAACGCTGCCATCTGAGAGCTACTTGTTACAGCAGGTACAGCAGGAAGCTACCGGCATACGCCCGACTGGCGGGGACACCAATGACACTTACGAGATACTAGAGCAGCATTGCTGGCTCGACCTTGACGGTGACGGGTACAAAGAACCGTATATTGTGTCAGTGAGGCATGATACTGCCCAGGTTTTGCGGGTTGTTGCGAGATTCACTGGCGAGAGCATCAGTCGACGTAATGATGTGATGGTGCGGAAGTATGAGCAAGATGCTATCGCAACTGATGACATGGAGCTGCGTAGTTCGCTGGAAAGAAGCGCGGAGAAGCTGCAAAATGCTAAAGACAATCACATTGTGCGGATTGCCCCAATGCTGTACTACACGCGATACTTGTTCATCCCCAGCCCAGATGGTGGTGTGTACGGGCTAGGTCTGGGTGCGTTGCTTGGGCCGATGAACGAAGCTGTCGATACACTGACGAATCAGTTGATTGATGCGGGGACGATGGCTACGACTGCCGGGGGGTTCCTTGGGCGTGGGGTGAAGATTAAGGGCGGAAAGACCTCCTTTGACCCGTTCGAGTGGAAGCCTATTGATTCCACCGGCACGGACTTGAAGAACAATATCTTCCCACTTCCTGTCCGCGAGCCGAGTAGCGTGTTGTTCCAATTGCTGGGTATGCTAGTAACTTATAGCGAAAAGATTTCCGGGGCAACTGACATTATGACTGGGGTAAGTCCGGGGCAGAATACTCCGGCAGAAACCAGTCGCAATACTGTCGAGCAAGGCATGATGCTGTTCAGTGGAATATACAACCGCATGTATCGAGGGTTTACTGAGGAACTACGAAAGATACTGGACATTAACGCGGTGTTCCTTCCTTACTACCCGCACTACGCGGAACTGACTTCTGGCCCTGATGCCGTGCTGTTGCCCGATGACTATACCAAGCACAGTCTGAGGGTGGCGCCAGCAGCGAGTGCTGAGGTCGTGAGTGCGTCGCAACGCAGGCAGAAAGCCAGCATCGTGTTGCAACTGGCATCGAGTCAGCCTGGATTTAATAGATACAAAGCTGTGGTGGCGTTTCTGGAGGCACATGATGTGGCGGATATTGATATCCTGTACCCAGACCCGGAAGGGAAGCACGCTGTACCGCCGCCACCGAATCCTAAGATGGAGGAGTTGCAGATTAAAGCAGGTGAATTGGAGCTGAAGAAACTGCAGCATCACGACAGTATGCAGTTGGATGTAGCGAACATGCAACTGGAACTTGCGCTGAATGATGCGAAGATTAAGGAATTGGAAGCAAAAGCTGTCAAGGAATTGAGCGAAGCCCAAGGCGTTGAAAGTGGTCACGCGATTGCGATGCTGGAACTGCAAATAGCAGCGGCAAAGCAAAAGAGTGACGGACTTAACAAGGCAATGGGAATGCTCCATAAGTATTTAGAAAGTGGTAGTAAGGCAATGCAGGCAAAGCAGGAAGTCCAAGGGCAACAAGCCTCAACGGAGTCACAAACTGGGGGCGAGGAATCTACCCCTGCAACTAATCTACAGGAGTGATAGGCATGGCAAAAGTTATATCAGCGCAAGAAAGAAAGGATTGGGCGGAAAGTCCGGTCACGAAAGAGTTATTGGATACGCTGCGGAGCAGCAAACAAGAAGCTATGGAAGCTTGGGCAGGGGAGACTTTTATCGGAAAGACTAACGAGGAAACTGTTGCAATGAACGCAGCGGCTCTCGGCGGTGTTCGGGTGCTGGTAACGCTGATTGAGGATATCGAAGAAGCTATTGGAGTGAATGGACCTGATGAAGGAGAAGCAGCATGAAAGAAGTGGAAGATACTGGGGCAGTAGCCAAGGGGCAACGCGGATGGCGTGCCAAAAAGGGTTACAACGAGGCCAACAAAAGTGGCTTTCGCGCTACCGGCCATCGAGTGTTACTGGTCGGACAGCAAATAGAAGAGCAGACTGAAAGTGGCATCATCATTCAGCGCAAAACGGCGGAAGCAGAGCGGAGCCTGTCAGTCACTGCAACTGTGGTTGAAATCGGCCATGATTGCTGGTTCGACAAGAGCACTGACTACGCGGAAGTCGGCGACACAGTGCTTGTGGGGCAGTATACTGGGAAGTTCCACACTAGCCATCTAGATGGGCGGGAGTATCGCTTCGTGAATGATACGGATATTATTACGACTGTGGAAACTTTTTGATTATTAGGGCGCATTACGGCAATGTAATGCGCGCGAGAAACTAGAAAGGATTTATTATGACTGGGCAAGCGCAACAATCGCAACAGCGGACTGCCGCTGATATAGAAGCGGAATTGACAGAAATTGATGCAGCCATTGCGGACGTTGGGGCAAGGGAGGATACTGACACTGCGGGAACCCAATCCGAAGGTGACAATGCCGCTGCTGAAGCACAAGCAACGCGTCAAGGTTGGGTGGACAAGGAACACTACAAGGGCGACCCGAAGAAATGGGTTGATGCGAAAACCTTCCTCGAACGCGGTGAGCGTTTCACGAAGAACCTTGAGAATGAAGTTGCAACCCTACGAAGGAAAATAGAAGAATTCGAAGGCACAAAGGCGGCTTTCAAAAAGTTCCATGAAGAAACAATCGCCCGGAAGGATGAAGAGCTGAAAAATGCTATCGCTGCTTTACGAGTGCAACGCTCAGAGGCCCAGAGTGAGGGCGAACATGAGACTGTTGTAGCACTGGAAGACCGTATCGACCTGCTCAAGATGCAGCAAAAGGAACTCAAGGCGCCGATTGAGCAGATGGCCCCAGCAGTCCTGACCAGTGAGCAAGCTGCCGACATGGCTAAGACCGACCCAGTGCTGGCGGAGTGGGTTGAAGACGGTAATGCTTGGTTCAGTGAGGATGCTAAGCTGCGCCAGTACGCGCTTAACCTGGGAGAAAACCTTATCAAATCCGGCGAGACAGCCCGTGGGCGCCCCTTCCTGGATAAGGTCAGCGAGTTGATGCGCAGAGACTTCCCCCGGTACTTCAGGACAGCACCGGGAGCCAGCAATCTCGCCAATGCGACCTCGGCAAGTTCTACTGGCAGTGGCGCTCAGGCCGGCGGCGGTAAAACTGGTGTGGGGGCAGCGGGCAAGACCGAGCGCGACCTTCCTAAGGAAGACCTGGAACTCATGCGCCAGTTTATCAAGGAAGGCTGGATAACTAAAGAGAAGTTTCTCGCTAATTACTTCTCGCGTTGAGAATAAACTTTAACATTTACAACATAAAGGAAACATCTATCATGGCTACTAATAGTACACGCGACGAAGTTACAATTGCAAGAGATACTGAGCGGAGAGAAGCTCCCCGCACGAGGCCTGCGGATTTTGGTGGCCCTCGTTTGAAGTTAGCTGTACCGTACCAGATACCCGGTATGCACCTCTTCTTTGAAAACGACGACGATAATGGAGCAATTGAGCAATTACTGCATGAAGGTTTCACCTTTGTTACAAGGGATGAAGTTGGTTTAGGTCGTGGGGCTTCTGTAGGAGTTGTAGCCGACGACGATGTTACTGAACGAGTTTCCCGCTTTGTAGGAAAGAAAGCTGACGGCACTGCGATGCGTGCATACCTGTTGAAATGCCCCGAAGACCTCTGGGCGGAACGAACCCGCTACCGCGATCAGGATGCTGATGCCCGTGAAGAATCCATCATTGCAGAACAACGTGAACCCTCAAGTGGACGCTACCTGCCGCAAGGCGTAAAGTCCTCCCTTAACAGTAAGTACCGCAAGGAGTATTAACAAATGGCAAACTTGGTCGCCCCTCGTGGCTTTGTCCCATCCCGTATGCTGGGTGGTTCAGCCTGGAACGGCGCATTGAACGTGTATGTAGTTCAAGCCGCTGAGCCGAATCAAATTAACCCTGGTGATGCTGTGAAGTCGTCCGCTAACGCTGACGCGAGTGGTATCCCGGCTGTCACCAAGATTACTAACGGCACGGATACTGCCCGTGGTGTTGTTGTTGGCGTGCTGGCTTCAACCCCGGGCAACCCCTCACTGGCGGGTACTACCCTGGACTTGACTCTCCAGAATATCCCCGCTACCAAGTCTAGGGACTATTACGTCCTGGTATGTGATGACCCTAACGTCTTGTTTGAGTTGCAAGATGATGGTCTGACAGCCCTTACAGCTACTAGCGCGAATAAAAACGCCTCTTACACTGTGACAAACCCGACCTCGCCTCAGCAGAACTCTGCTACTGTCTTGAACACCAGCTCTGTTGCCACCACGAGCACACTGAGCCTGAAACTGGTCGGTTTGGTGCAGCGAGCGGATAACGCCTTTGGCGTGAATGCGAAGTGGCTGGTGAAGTTCAATCAGCACGAACTGATGGGCAACACTGCTGGCGTTTAACAATTAAACCCATCGGCATTTTACTGGTGGGTTTTACTCTACATTTACAGTCACAAGCACAAGGAGTAACAACATGGCTGGTATTCAAGGTACAAATGCCTTCCCTAAAGCACTATGGGAAGGCGTAAAAGTTTGGTGGGAAGATGCAGCTGCGGCTACCCCGCAGTATGCACCACTGATGTTTAAGAAAGAGTCTTCGACTAAGAACTACGAAGAGTATGTACAGAGTGTGGGCCTCGGCCTTGCGATTGTGAAGCCTGAAGGCAGCCCGATTAGCTTCGACTCTGCACAGCAAGGTTTCGTAACTCGCGGTACGAACATAGCCTATGGTCTGGGTATTATCACAACCTACGAAGAGCTGAAGGACAACCTGTACGTCAAGTTGACCAAGAATCGCGTTGAGAAGCTGCGCCGCGCCTTCGGTGAGACCAAGAACATTATCGCTACTAACATCTTCAACCGCGCTTTCAACAGCAGCTATGTCGGTGGTGATGGTGTTAGCCTGTTGAACACAGCCCACCCCAACTTCACCGCCGGTATTTGGCAGAACAAGTTGGCCGTGGACGCTTCGTTCTCGCAAGCTGCGCTGGAAGATATGTTGATTCTGATGATGCAAGCGAAAAACGACCGGGGTTACATTGAACCGCTGTCCGGTGACAAGCTCGTTGTTCATCCGAATAACTACTTTAATGCGGAGCGCGTGCTGAAGACGCCGAAGTCTGTTGGCACCAACAACAACGATATCAATCCTATGCAGGGCTTGTTGCCTGGTGGTATTGTCTCCAACCCTTACTTGACTGCAACTGGCCCCTGGTTCATTACCACTAACTGTCAGGACGGGCTAATCTGGCAAGAGCGTGAGGCGTTGAATGTATGGGAAGATAATGATTCAGATACCCGGAACTTCAAGGTCGGGGCTTATGAGCGTTATGCCTTCCTGTGGGCTAACCCCCGTGGCTTGTATGGCAGCAATGCTCCGTAAGTAGCTGTATGATTATTAGGGTGGATTACACTGTTGTAATCCACCCTAATAACCCCCTCACACCTTAAAAGGATTCAAATTATGGCTTCTCTTACTACCCGGATTCCCAATGGCGTGACCAATGCAGCTCCCGGTCAAACAATGGCTGATGCCGGTATGCTAGACCCGACTTGGTACTACGAAGATACCGATGACTTCATGTGTTATTCCGCTGGTTTTTATACGGCAACTGTTGTCGGTGCAGGTACAGTGGCACAACTGCCGCTTGATGGTGGTGCGGTAGTCTTGTCGACTTCGGCTGGTGGCACGGATGCTGTGTATGTTCAGCGTGTTGTCGCCTCGCACAAGCTAACTGCCGGTAAAGATACTTTCTTCAAGTTCCGTGGGATGCTGTCCGATGTGATTGCCGATGTGTTTTACTGCGGCCTCATTTCTGTCAGTGCCGCCCCTCTGACAGCCAATGATGGTGTGTACTTGTTGAAAAATACGGGCCAAGCTGCCCTGTCGCTGGTGTCTAAGATTGGTGGTGTAACTACTACTGTTGCACTCCCGGCTTCTAACTTGCTAGTGGCTAACACTGCCTTTGAACTCGGCATACAAGTCAAGGCCAATGGCGACATTTTGGCTTTCTTCAACCCTTCAACTGGCCAAAGCACCACATCACGTGGGCCGGTAGCTCGGTTGGCTCAGCCTGCCCTCACGCAAGTACTTCTCTCCCCTTCGTTCGGTTTGTTGAACGCTGCGGCGGCTGTCAAAACACTGACAGTTGACTACTTTGTTGCGGCTTCCCAGCGTTAAATAAGGGGCAGCTGACATGGCTAATGAATTTAACATTCAGGTCATTCAGGATGGCCCCAGAAACCTTGTACTCAAGGCGGCTGGGGTTCTTGATACGTCTGACTTAGCGCAGCAAGTTCTTATTGACCCTGCATTAACGCAAGGCATTGACAACACGGGTAAGCTTAAAGCTAACTCACTTAGAATTCAGCGTATTGTCTATGCTGTCGAGGATGGCTTAGCGGTAAACCTTTGGTGGGATGCTGCAACCCCGGTACGTATTGATGATCTAGTCAAGTCTGGGAATATGGAATACCGTGAGTTTGGCGGGCTGACCAATAACGGGGGAGTAGGCAAAACAGGTAAAATCCTAATTGCAACGCAGGGATGGGCATCTGGCCAAATCCTATCCTTTTCAGTTATAATGCACCTTCTCAAAGCGCAGTAATAACCTAAAAGGGGATGGTATGGCAGCAGTTAAAGCGAAAGCAAAAGCAGCAGTAGCAAAAGCGGCTCCAAAGCCTAAGCCACTCCCCCCAGCAGGGATGCGCGAGATGGCGAAGCTGATGAATGCAAAGGTCAAGGCTAAATGAGTACGAGTGGGACGTACACCTTCCAAATGAGCAGGGATGATCTAATCGCTGCTTCTTTACGGCTGTGCGGGGTATTTGCAACAGGGGAGACAGTCCCAGCAGAGGATATAGCTAACTGTGCGCAGGCACTTAACATCATGGTAAAGTCTATGGTGCTGTCGGGGTTGCCTTTGTGGTGTGTGCAGGATATTGCAGTGCCTATGGTTGCGGGTCAGGCCCAATACAACCTGAGCACGATTGCAGGTTCTCCGCTCCCGCTTCGGATTCTCGATGGCTACTTAGTGGATAATACGACAGGCAGCAGTGTCACAATTGCTATGACCTCCCGGTATGACTGGGATGCTCTAGGCCTTAAGGCTACACAAGGGATTCCTAACCAAGCCTTTTATGACCCGCAGCTTAACGCAGGGACAATCACAATGTTCCCTGTTCCGGTTGACTCCACGCACACTTACCACGTTGTAATACAGCGGCAGATACAGGACTTCAACCTCAGCACGGATAATCCAGACTTTCCGCAAGAAGCCTTTCATATGCTGAAGTGGGCGCTCGCGGACGAAATCGCGCTGGAATATCAAACACCAGTTGCAACTAGACAGGAGATTAGCATGAAAGCTATGAAGTTCAAAGAGGGGTTCTTCACTTCTCCCCTGGCGCAAGAGCAAGCATCGGTGCAATTTACACCTTCGGAGCGTTCACGATGATACACAATGTAGAAGTGCAGCATTACTTAGAGGGCGGGATGTATGCGAAGGAAGTCTGCATACCGAAAGGATACATCTTGGTGCAGCATAAGCATAAGTTTGGTCACTTATCAGTGCTTGCGCAAGGGGAAGTCCTGCTGGATATTGAGGGCGTGCAAGTGAAACATACTGCCCCTTGTTGCTTGCATATTGAGGCAGGAAAACATCATGGGATACTGGCCCTGACTGATGTGGTCTGGTACTGCATACATGCCACAGATGTGACGGAAGTGCAAGATGTTGATGACACTCTGATTGAATTCCAAGCTACGGAGGATGCCATGCAGGACACACTCGAACGACTAAAGGTTGCCGCAAATGGATAATATGCTGCTCTTGGCCCGTGGGTTGAATATTGTACCTTTATTGCTGGAGATTAAGAATAACCCACAACTCTGGAATGAGCATACCTACCGTACCAGTAATCCAACCAGCCCTCATCGGGAAGTTGATGACATCTGGGTGCGGTACAATCGCAAGGAAGTGCTAGAAACCTCTCCAGAACTCTTTAATGCTGAGCACGACTCGGTGTGGTATCCAGCGATCGAACGGCTTCCCAGTTTGCGGAAAATGGCACTGGACTTGATGCACTATGTAAAAGGGGAAAGGCTCGGCGGCATACTAATTACCCGTGTACGGCCTGGCAAGCAAGTTTACCCTCACACGGATTATGGCTCTTGGCATTCAGCTTACTACGACAAGTACGCGATACAATTGGAAAGCGCACCTGGGCAATCTTTTAACTTCAAAAATGGCGGCCTAGCTGCAGCACCTGGAGATGTATACTGGTTTAATAATCAGGAAGAGCATTGGGTGAAGAACGACAGTGATGTTGACAGGATAACTGCGATAATCTGTATTCGTACTGATAAAGGAGTAGCATAATGCCTTGGGGAGTTGTAGCATCAGTGGCAGGGGCAGTAGTCAGCAGTGCGATGGCGCCCGACCCTAGTAGCCCAACTGGAGCGCAAGGAGCAGCCGCAGCATCTGACCCTTACGCCCCCCAGCGTGCGCAGTACCAAACACAACTTAACAACATGATGAAGCCCGGCCAGCCAATGACTGTCCAAGACCCTTCATATGCTTTTCGCTATGATCAAGGGCTGATTGGGCAGGAACGTATGCTTGCGGCTGGGGGCATGGCTGGAAGTGGGAATGCACTAGCTGCCGGTATAATGTATGGTCAAAATCAGGCCGCAAACGAGTACGCGAATCAGTTTGCCCGCTTGGCACAACTTGCTGGCGCTAACATTGGGAATCCTGGAGTAGCAGGGCAGATACTTAACAACGCTGGGCAACAACAGCAAGCTGGTGCAACTGCAATTGGGAACGCAGTGGGATCAGGGATCAAAAACCTCTTCGGGTCTGGCGGCGGCAGCGGCGGTGGGTCTGGCGGTGGCGGCGGGTACGACTATGGCAGCGGCAGCGGATATGACTACGGCGGGTATAGTGGATATAGTGACCCTTCTTATGATGGCGGCTATGCCGATTCATTTCAGGCTTAAATCATGGCGCTAAGCGGATTCCTTAAAGGTCTTGGCCAGCAAGCTGGCTACATCATAGACTATAAGCAGCAATACGATGCCAATCAGCAGCAACTGGAGCTTGGGAAACAGCAACTCCAGATGAATGCACTCACTATGCAACTGCAACAGCAGCAACTTGCCACAAAGGTTGAAATCGGTCAAGATTTGTCCGCGCAGTTTAGGGCGGATGGGTCTGCTGCTGGTGATTTGGATAAAACAACTACAATCTATCAGAAAGAGTTCACCAAACTTGCGGGTGAAGGGAAGTTGGAAGATGCTACTCGCATGATGCAACTGGCAAATCAGACTGAAGCGGCCTCGCGGCAGAAAAAAGCGGATGTGCTAGAGCAGCATCAGCAACTGCAAGAATTAACGGCAGCCGCAGCATTGGCCTATGCCGATAACCCTACCCCAGAAGGTGCGCAGGAACTTGAAAAGGCTTACTTGGCTAGTGGTGGTAATGCTGCCTTGATCCCGAAGCCGGGGACTCCTGGGTACTCTGCTTGGGCAAAGGGGCAAGCAACTTCTTCGATGGATGCGGCCAAAAAGGCAGAGTTCCTGCAGAAAGAGATGGACTTGAAAGCCACGCGGGATGAGAAAGCTGCGGAGGCTGAAGACCGAGCCGAGGAGAAGAAGGCACGGGATGCTGAAACGGAGGCGTATCGGCAGATGGGGTTGCAACTGCGCAGGAGTGAGCTAGAGGCAAGAAGGGAAGCTCATGCCGATAGTCAATCACGAATTCGATCTGACAAAGAGTTCACGCATGCGCAAGTTTTGAATACTAAGTTGCAGCAAGTGGCGAAGCCGGTGCTGGAAGACCGAGAGCGTATCAGCGATGTGCAAGGGCTATTGGCACTGGACAGTGCTGAGGGCGACCAACAAGCCCGTCAAGCCCTTGTAGCTACCTTCGGGCAGTTCAAAGGCCGTGCAACTAATAAATACTACGCCGATAACAATACCTTTGGTAATGTAGCGAACCGTGTGACTGGATTCCTATCCAAGCATGTTGTAGGGAAGTACTCTGACAAAGACCGTGCAGACTTGCAACACATGCTGAGCGAGATGCAAGATAAAGTTATTGACCCGGAACTGCAAAAGATGGAGGATTACCAAAAGCAACAAGCACAGAACTTTGGTATTGATCCTGAACTTGTGGGGATACAAGGTGACTTTAATCGGACGAAACCGCAAGCAGAAGCTCCGGCGGGCGCAAAACCAACTGCTGTTCCTGGCGTACACGCCCTTCCTAATGGGGTCATGCTGCTGAACGGGAAACGCTACAAGAAAGTGGGGGCAACATGGCAGGAACTGTAACAGACCCGAATGTGCTGGCGCAGCTAAATGCGGCAGAAGGTAGTGCGCCTGCAACTGCAACTGCAGCCACAACCGGCAAGGTCGTTACCGATCCCTCCGTGCTGGCACAGCTTAACGCTGCCTCTTACGCGCATCCGGATACCATACGTCACGCACCCGAGAGCAACACACTGTACAACATTGACAAGGCCAAGGAAGGCGTAGCAAGTGCCCTGGGCTTGTTCGGCGGAGCCGCTGTAAGTACGGTGAATCAAGGCTTTAGGGCACTGGGCCTCCCTGTCAGTGATGACCCTGTGGGCGGTATCGGCATGGAGACTCGTGGCTGGGAGCAGCTTCTTGGCGTACAGCATACAAAAGCCCCAACTGACATCTATGGGCATATCAGCAAGTCTGCGGAGTACGAAGGAGAAATTGCGGAGTTCGTTGGGGCTGCGATGCTCCCTGGGCTTGGCGAGGTTGGTGCGGCTGAAAAGGGCCGTAAGATGCTGGTAGCAGGGAAACACGCCCTGAGCGCTGTTGGCTCGGCCACAACTGCGGTGGAAGGCAAGGAGTGGGGCAGGGAGAATGCTGCTGTCTTTGGCCTGACGCCAGAGCAAGGTGAGCAAGTTGGTGGGGTTGCGGGGAGCATTGCCGGGCCTTCCTTGCTGGCCGCAGGGCAGAAACTTGCCAAAGTTAGTGCCGAGAAGGTCCTGGCAGAGGCGGATAAGCGTGGAGTCGGCTTGTCGGCTGGGGCACAACGAGCACAGGCCAATAAGATTCTAGCGAAGGAAATCAAACATGCACTTGACCATGCACCTGACAGCGCACAGAATGTGGCGAGATCGCTGCAGCTAACGAAAAAAATCGAACGCTTTCATCCGACACAACCGCAAGCAACTGGGGCCCCAGGCTTAGTCGCCATTGCGCAAGAAGTCGCAAACAAGTCGCCCGAGGCTGTGGCTAAGGCCAATGCCGTGCAAGCGAAAAACCTCGCCGCTATCGAAGCCTTCAAGGAAAAGACCTTTGGCGCCAAGCCGGGGACAGTGCCTGCTGAAGGGAAACTCCCGCCGGAGAATTTGACAGACCCTGCAAAGTTGCAACTGCAGTTGAAGCGGGAAGATGTGGATTTACTACAACGGAAGAATGAGGCGGAGATTCAAGCCTTGTCCGATAAGTTCCGTAGGACAGTAGATAACGAAGCCGTTGGTGTTGCACTGCGGGAGAAGTATTGGGAAGCTCGGGGCGTTGCACAGGCAGCGAATAAGAAGCAACTGGCGGGCGTGTATAACACTGCAAAAAAACTCGGAATTGTCTCTGACATGACCGATACGCGGGAAGCAGTGCGGAAAATGGTCGCGGCAGATACAGCTACGTTCCAGAACATGCCTCCTGTGTTTGCGAAAGTGTTGAAAGAGTACCCACAAGCGACAGCGGATACGTTTGTGCGGGAAACTGTGGCGAAACCCGGCGCACTGAAGCCGATGTACACGACTAAGGTCGTGAAAGGGCAAGCCGGGCGGGATGAGGCGAGCTTTGAAGAACTCCATAGTCTGTACAAGCAGGCGAATCGAGAATGGGCTGACGCGACAATAGCAGGTGACAGCAGCAAAGCGTATTACCTGAATGAATTGCGTATGCACCTGAAGGGCAAAGTCGATGTGTACAATGGGGCTGAGTATGGCGAACTGGGGCAGAAATTCTCTAAGTTCAATCAGGATTATGCGCGGTACTCCCAGACATTCAAGGAAGGTGCAGGTGGGGAGATTGCAAAGCGCGGGAGGAATGGGATAACGCGGGACGCTGAGGATATTGTAACGAAGACTATTCTGCGCGCCGGGGACAAAAAGAAAGGTGTGCAGGACTTCTTCGCTATCTACGGGAATGATGCACGTGCTGCGGAGTTGCTGCATGACGGGTTACTGGATAGTTACTCGAAAGCGGCGATGAAAACAGGGGAGTTTAACCCAGTGGCGGCGCGGAATTGGCTCGCCCAGCATCATCAAGCGATGAGTGAGTTGCCAGAGACTGCAAAGTATTTCCAGGATGCGCAAAAGGTGGGGGATGCGATGCTGAATCGGCGGGTGGAGCTGATTGCGCAGCGGCAGGCTATCGACCACAGTATACTGGCAAAAGTGGCAGGGAATGAGCAACCGGAGAAGTTGATCGCAAGTGCTGTGAATGACCCGAAGGTGATGCGTGCGCTGATGGAAGGTGCGCATACCTACGAGAGCAAGCAGGCAATTGCACGGAGCATCGCCGACTATGTGGGGAAAAAGGGAGATAGCCTTGAGTACCTTAAGGCGCATGAGACATCGCTGAAACCTGTGATGGAGCAACTTGGGAAGGGGCACTGGCAGAATTTAGTGGATATTGCGGAGGCGGGGGCAATCCTGAAGAGGGTAGAGCCGCCTACTGCAGTGGAGTTGGCGAAGATTAAAGACCCGCTGGAGCAGGCCACTGGTACGACAGTGAAGACGGCGATCTCCCGAGCGAGGAACCTGGATACGCCGCTGGGCGTGAGTAAGACGTATTTGATGGCAGAGGCTGCGGGGAAGTACATATTTAAGGTCAAGACAGAGGAGCTTGCGCGGTTGCGACTGGCCGCGTATTGGGATTCGGATGTTGCTGCCGCAATTGCGCCGCTTGCAAAGAGCGGGAAAGAGATGACCAAGGGGGATATGGAGCATCTGCAGAGAATAGCGTGGCTGTACGGAGCGCGGGTGGAAGTGGAGAGGAAGCGGACGCAGGAGCACGCGGAGGGGATGCGGGCAGAGGAAGAGCGGATGAAGGAGAATTATTAGGGGCAGGGGTAGGTTATTGGGGCGGATTACAGTGGTGTAATACGAGGGAATAACTAAACACAGCGAGGAATCTGATGAAAAAACGTACCTGTAAACTCATGCACATTAACAAGACTATGCCAGAACTCATCAACGGCAAGCGGGATTGGCCAATTCGACTGTCTCCACAGGCTATACAGGACATTATAGTGACTATGGCTGTCGAACGTAACCCTTATAAATTGGCAATCCGCTACGGAATCTGCCGTCAGCAGGTGTTTGATATTGCAAAGGGCACTGCGTTTATATCTACCGCTAGCCCTAGCTCTGCGCTCTTGACGGCGCATTCGTAAACCATTACACTGAAGGTGTTGACTCTCCACCCAATAACCCACCGCACCACTACTGCTTATTGTAGTTGCGGCCCAGCTGTTGCGTAACTGGGGCGGGCCTGTGAGGTTATTGAGGCGGATTACAATGCTGTAATACACACGAATAACCCCAATACAGGCCCACGTGACCGATTCTTCTTGCCACAGCTGTGATTGTTCTACCCTCCCTACGGCCGCTACGGCTGTACTCTTGCCTCTCCTTCCTCCTTGCCCCTATACTCCCCCACATCAGCAGCACTTTCCCCGGCGCACCTTATGAACATCCTCATCATCGACGCAATGGCTGCAGGACTCGACTTCGCTCTCCGCTGTGAAGCCCAGGGGCACACGGTCAAAATCTGGTATCCTAAGGACACTCGCACAGGCGAGGATATTCCTGTCGGGCGGGGCCTGGTTGACATCGTAGCGAACTGGCAGAGCTGGATGAAGTGGGCAGATTTGATCTTCCTGACCGACAACGCGCGCTTCACGCGGGAACTTGAGCGCTACAGGGAGCAGGGCTACCCAATCTTCGGGCCGAATGTGGAAGGCACTACCTGGGAACTCGAACGGGGGACTGGGCAGGCGGTGCTGGAGGCTCATGGGATTGCCTGCATGGAGAGCACTACCTTCAGCAACTACGACGAAGCCATCGCATACCTCAACGCAAACCCTGGCCGTTACGTATCCAAGCCTACCGGGGATGCTGACAAAGCCCTGAGCTATGTTGCAAAAAGCCCCGAGGACATGATGTTCATGTTGGAGCGCTGGAAGCGCACAATGAAGAAGAAAGTCCCCTTCCTGTTCCAGAAATTCACCCCAGGCATCGAAATGGCAGTTGGCGGGTGGGTTGGCCGCGACGGATTCTTGCCGCACTTCCTTGAAAACTTCGAGTTCAAGAAGCTCATGCCAGGGGAGATCGGGGTTAATACTGGGGAAATGGGCTGCTACGACAGCGAATCTGAAGTTCTTACAGACTCTGGGTGGAAGTATTGGCCTCAAGTCACACTCCAAGATAAAATCGCAACACTTGTCGAGGGGCATACAGTCTTCGCGTATCCTTCTGAGGTTGTCCAATTTGACTACTCAGGGCCAATGGTTTGCTGGTCGAATCAAACACTGGACATTATGGTAACACCTAACCATAATATGTATGTGAATAGGCAGCACGCAGCTTGCAAAGGCGTAGACCAGTATGAGTTTATTCAGGCTTCTGATTGCACACAATCCCAGTATGAAATTCAGAGAACGGCTGAATGGGCGGGGACTTCCGCTGAGAGGCATGTCATACCGGCATACACTTACAACAAAGGGCTTGGGACATACACAGAAGAGCAAATAGAAATTCCTATGCTTGATTGGGCGCGTTTCCTGGGTTTTTACATTGCGGAAGGGTCGTCTACTGATAGCCAGGTTTCCATCGCTCAGAGCCATGAGCTAAAAGCTGAGATGGCAAAGGTCATAATGAGAAAGTCCACTCTCCGCTATGCGCAAGATGGCCACGGATTCAGGATTAGCAGCAGTCAAGTTGCAAGGCATCTTAAGCCTCTTGGCCGTTCCTGGGAAAAGCGAGTTCCCTCATACATCAAGAAAGGCTCGAAGGAAGTCATTACAGCCTTTCTTGAGGGATATGCTTTAGGCGATGGCAATATGCAGCCCAATGGCTTCCGCATATTCTATACCAGCGACCAAGGGCTTGCTGATGATACCCAAGAGCTTTTGCTGAAAATAGGCAGAGTTGGGATAGTAAAGCGTCGAGGCTTTAGGAATAGAACTTGCTTCGCTCCTGATGGGCATTTAATTGAACAGAAACTTCCAGCATATGAGGTACTAGAACGAGTGCAGAAGACCCGCAGTTGGCTTGACCTACGTGACCGCTCCGAGAAGCCCTACAAGGGGAAAGTGTACTGTGCAACTGTACCTGGGCATGTAATGTATGTCCGGAGAAACGGGAAGCCTTTTTGGTGCGGGAATACCGTGATGAAGTACTGCAGCGCGGAGGAATCCCTGCTGGCGCGGGAAATGCTGCTGCCGCTCGAAGCCGCCCTCATCCGCAGTGGCTACACAGGCTACATTGACGTTGCAGTTATCATTGATAAAGCCGGAAAACCCTGGCCGCTTGAGTTCACCACACGCCCAGGCTGGCCGTTGTTCCAGATTCAGCAAGTCCTGCATGGGGATGTTGCAGGGTGGATGTTGGAAGCAGTGCGCGGAGGGGCCTGCAGCTTTGCGCCAAAGCCGGGCATTGCGGTTGGTGTTGTGGTTGCGATACCTGACTTCCCCTACGGCAAGTTGACGCGGGATGAGGTTAGCGGCTACCCGATCTTCGGAATCACTGACAGCAACCGCTACTACCTGCATCCGAGTGAACTCAAGGGCGGGATTGTCAACGGTAAGCCTATGCTGGTGTCTGCTGGGAACTATCTCTTGACGGTGAGCGGGGCAGCAGGGACAGTGCAAGGCGCTATTGACGGTGCTTACAAGCGAGTAAAAGAACTCATTATTCCTAACAGCCCAATCTACCGTAATGATATTGGTAAGAGGCTGGAAACGCAGTTGCCGGAATTGCAGGCGCTGGGATATGCGGAAAGCTGGGAATGGTAGTGGTACGGGTTGAAACGTGCTATTTTATGCCGTTTCCGCGCGTTATGCGGGCGCGTACGGTATTGAAATTGTGTGAGGGTAGGTTGTTATCGGGTGACGAGGCAAAATGGCGTAAAACGGCTCAAATAACTAGGGCGTATTACAACACTGTAATACACGTGAGAAACTAACTATGGCTGCCAACAATTACTGGGCACCAGGGCAATGGAACTTCATCTGCGAGCTGTGCGGGGCTAAGAGGAAGTCTCAGGACGGGATCAAAACTTGGGATGGGCATTACGTCTGCCGTTCGCACAAGGAAGCGCGGAACCCACAGGATTTTGTAAGGGGTGTGCGGGAGAATCTGACAGTACCCTGGGCTAGACCGCCTACGGATGACCAGTTTGTTCCGACTGAATACGATAGGAACTTTGCTGACGCGACTGACATTACTGAAGGGCTTTCACTTAACCTGTCACGGATTATTGGTGTTGCCACTGCCAGCCCTGATGGACTTAACGGCAGTGTGATGAATGGCAGTGCGATGAATGCTACCAGTGCTGCGGTGGTGAATTACGAACAGGCATTGTTGTCTGAGTCTGTGGTGCTGGGGGATAAAGAATCATTCGCTGACAGTACCACTTCAGCAGAAACCTTCTATCTTACCATTACCTCCTTGACTAGCCTGAATGGTAGTGCATTGAATACATTGGCATTAGGATAAGATATTTGCTACAGTTAACACTTATAAGGATTCGCTATGATGCAGGATATGGTAGAAATTGCAGGTAAGCTCAGTATCGTACTGACAACTGCGGATGGCGCAGTGAAGGACAGTAGGGAGCTGGATAACCTGATAGTGCAAGCAGGGAAGAATTACCTGGCTGGTGGAGTTATCGGTTCTTTGACGCAGCCTTTTATTCAAATGGCACTTGGAACTGGCGCGACATCACCAACAACTGGTGATACGGCTTTGCAGGCTCAGCTTGCCCGACAGGCCTTTACCACATCGAGTGTGGCAGCTAACGTAGCGACAATAAGTACGACTTTCGGCGCCGGTGTAGGTACAGGGGCATTGACCGAAGCAGGGATTTTCAATGCAGCCGTAGCTGGCGTGATGCTGTCACGCGTGGTGTTTCCAGTAGTTAACAAAGCATCTACTGACGTGCTCACAATCACTTGGACTATCACAATTGGTTAAGGGGTAAAGTATGGGACTGAAGTTCACGAATAATGCGACCACTACACTGGTAGCAGGTATTAGTAATTCCGCAACATCACTATCAGTGCAGTCTGGGGCAGGCGGATTGTTTCCCGCACTGACTGCTTCGGACTACTTTTACTGCACACTGGCCAATAACTCCGGCAATGTGGAGATTGTGAAGGTCACGGCAAGGTCGGCAGATACCTTTACAGTAGTCCGTGGGTATGACAATACAACTGCAATGGCCTGGAATGCAGGGGATAAGGTGGAGTTGCGGGCTGTTGCGGCTGGGTTTAATGATATTAATGCCGCGATTGCAGCATCAGCTCCGCTTGCTTCGCCTGCACTGACTGGCGCACCTACCGCACCCACGCCAGCGCAGTTCAATAACAGCATCAATATTGCGACAACAGCATTTGCGCAGGCTGTTGGGCTGCATTCCCCTGGTGCTGGAAATTACAGCACATCAACCACATTAGGCGCTGCTGATATTGGGCGTGCTCTTTGGTGGACAGGCGCTGGCCCTGGCACGCTGACATTACCCGATGCCGTTGCCCTAGGTCTTCCAGTTGGTTCAATGATTATCGCGTCAAATATTGCCACTTCAGCGCTGACGTTGACGCGTTCGGGAACTGCCACAATATATGCCTATGGGACTAACGGAACCAGCCTGAGCCTGAAGACTGGTGATGGTGTTTCTCTGGCATGGTCCGGAGGGGACTGGGTACAAGTTGGCGGCACCGCCAGATTGAGCGGTGACAGTACCCGCACCTATTCTGTTGCGGCAGGCGTTGCGGCTACGGATGCGGTCAACTTCGGGCAAGCATTTGGCCTTGGCCAGACTTGGCAAGATATGACTGCCAGCCGTGCCTTAGCTACAACCTACACTAACAGCACAAGCAAACCAATTTCTGTTGCTGTGACTATGGTCAGTACGGGTGGCGGTAACCCACAATTGACTATTGGTGGTGTTCTTATGAAAGGTCCGGCGATGTCGGCAAACCTACAAGCATGTATCATTGGGGAAGTGCCTCCAGGTGCTACCTATTCTGCAAATAATCCGGTAGCAACCGCCTCTATTGTGGCGAATGGCTGGCTTGAATTGAGGTAATCATGCAAACATTTAGAGATAGCCTAACCAACGAAATCTGGCAATTTGAAGATGACGTGACGGATATTTATGCGTTTCCTAATACGCCGGCCACTTTGCAGCCGTATACCATTCCGGAACCCACAGCAGAGCAGTTGTTAGCAGCTGCGCAGGCTACGCAACTAGCTTTAATAGACAGTTCCTATCTGTCGGCCATCCAGCAGCCAGTAGCGTATATGGGCACGACATTTCAAGCTGACAGGGATAGCCAGGACCTAATGAACCGTGCAATTACGGGCTTGCAAGCTATTGTTGCAACAGGTGGTGCAGTGCCAGCTAACTTTGCCTGGTACGATGTAAATAATCAGCCAGTCACAATGACACTGTTGCAGCTGCAAGGATTGTTTGCGACTGGTGTGGCTAGCGTTAACGCTTTGTTTGTGCATAAACAGATGCGGAAAGCCGCAATACGCGCGGCAACTACAATTGCAGATGTAACAGCAATCACATTCTGAGGCAGGTAGCGCAATGAAAATCCCTTTGACAGCCCTGACCATTGCCACGAGGGATGGGACTTTAGCCAAAGACTCCAAGGCCACTAACGTCCTCGGTGGGCAGAAACGGCCAGGTCTTGCGACTGTGGCGCAACTGCCAGCCGGGGTTGGTCAAGGGATGTTTAACTTTGCGCCGCTTGGGACGCTGGTAGTTATTAGCAATAGCATATACTCTTTATCTACGGGCGCATTGGTTGCTGCAATTCCAGGTGGTGTTGGACCGTACGACTTCACCGAAGTTGCCACGAATGGAATATTGGCTTTCAAGGATGCTGCGAATATCTGGACAATGCAGTATTCGAGTGTTGTTGTGCCGGCGCAGCCCGCTGTACCAGCGACTTCCACGTCAGCAGCGAAACTGCCAGTCCCTGGGCTGAGTGTGGGAGTGAACTTGGCGAAAGTCCCTCGTGGGGTTGCTGGTGCTGTAGTGGTGCAGCCCGGCACAGGTGGCATCGACGGGACTTACGCGCTGACAATAACAGCTGCTTCTGGCGATACAGGGTCAGGTGCGGCGGGGACGTATGTGATTTCAGGTGGGATAGTTACCGCAATTACTATTACAGCCGTGGGGGATAACTATCTTGTGCCCCCGGTAGCGACATTCCCACTTGGAGGAATTACTGGCGCCACGGCTACGTTGACTGTAAATAATGTCCCTACGTCAATGCTTCCAGGGATGGTGTTTCTCGACAGTACCTACTATGTGATGACGACTGACGGGAAAATCACAGGATCAAACTTGAGTGACCCTAGGAATTGGGATGCACTCAACTACTTGGTGCTGAATGCTGACCTGGGAACACCGGTTGCATTGGCTAAGCAGTTGAACTACGTCATAGGATTCGCGGATAAGTTCACTTCCTTCTACTATGATGCCGGGAATCCGCCTCCAGGATCACCGCTTGCCCCTGTGCAAAGCGCATATATGGACGTGGGGTGTGTAAATGCTGGGAGTGCATGCCAGATTGGCGGATTGCTGCTGTTCGTAGGGAAAACAGCTACAAAGGGCAGGGGAGTGTACGCGCTAAAAGGTGCACAATATCAACTGTTGTCTGATGTGTGGCTGGATAAAGTGTTGATGCTGAGTACCCTTGTTGGGTGCAGCGCGATGAATATGAAGGTGCAGGGCCATGAGTTGTACTTGTTGACACTTCCTGATTTAGGAATCACCCTTGCAATGAATTTTAATCAGAAGCAATGGGGGGTGTGGACTTCCAGCGTTAGTCCTGCGGCCGCACCGCTAATCCCAGGTGACTACACACAGGGCGTTTTTGCGCCTGTGTATTACCTTGATGGGGGGGCTGATATTGATTTATTGCAACACCCAAGTAATGGGAAAGTGTATCAGCCTTTATGGAATGTATATACTGATGATGGACTTCCAATTGATGTTAATCTTGTGACTGCGCAAGTGGAAGGTGAGAACTCGGACTATGTGAGGATCGCTGCAGCGGAGTTTATAGGGGATAAAGTTGCATCTACTTTATATATTAGATTCTCTGAGGATGATTACAACACTTGGAGTACCTACTTACCTGTGGATATGGCTAAGGTGAGAAGCAGGGCGGTACGGCAAGGTGCTACTCGGAGAAGAGCATATCAACTGAGGCATACAGATAATGCACCGTTTAATGCGAGAGCACTGCACTTGGAAGTTACCGAGTAATTAAGGCGTATTACAAAATTGTAATCCACGCGAGAAACCACTATGACCGCTCCCCAGTACCAATTACCGCCGCCGCCTCAGGAACTCCCAGCGGAACTTCACAGATGGTTTCAGCTTGTGTATGCTAGGCTGCAAGCAGCGAATGTAGGGACTATCAGCTTTACCGATTTGAATTTCACTGCAGGGAACCTGACAGACATACCTACAAGGAATCATAACGATCTGCAGACAATTCAAGGTGGGAGTACGACTGACAGGCAGCATTTGACAACGGCACAAGTGACTGCTATTGCAACTAATACCTCAGATATTGCAACTATCGAAGCGAAAATTGCTGCGGGATTGACGGTGACGGTCACTACTGCTAAGCTTACGTCTGGTGGCGCGAATGGTTCAATGACCTTTACTAATGGGATTCTGACTGCACAAACAGCAGCAACTTAAAGCAAAAGGCAAAAGACAAGTACGATATGCAGGTAGAATTGCCAGTAACTGAACTTATGTTATCCCTTGTGGGGGCTGTTTTTACGCTTATCAGCTTCCTGCTCCGGGAGAAGGATAAAAAGCAAGAAGAACAGATAAAATTGTTATTTGTTAAGCATGATGAGGATGCGACTAAACTGGAAGAGCTGCGATTGGAGATAGCTAGGCACCACTACATTCGCCCCGAGCTGGACGCAAAGTTTGACAAACTTGAGAGTTCCATTGTGGAGGGCCTGGATAAGTTGGGTGTGAAGTTCGATAAGCTTAGCGAAAGGTTAATGAATGACCAAATCTGACTTCCTAAATCAATTACTACCTGCCGCGCTTGAATGTGAGAAAGCAGCAGGGATACCTCATGCGTTTACACTGGCCCAAGGTGCGCTTGAGTCGGATTGGGGCAACTCCCTTCTTGCGATTAAAGGGTTTAATCTGTTCGGTGTAAAGGCAGACGCATTTTGGCATGGAGAGTCACTGTCGCTGTGGACGAAAGAGTACATCAACGGCAAAGAGGTAACTGTCCAGTCGAGGTGGCGTAAATATGCAAGCTGGGGGGAATGTATGCTAGACCATGCAAAATTCCTCCACACTAACCCACTTTACAAGCACGCGTTTGAGACAACTGATCCTATTGAGTTCGCACAGCAGGTCGCAGCGGCAGGTTATGCGACTGATCCGAAGTATGCTGAGAAGTTAATTGCAGTAATGAAGAGTAACAAGCTAGTAGGGGCTTAAAATGAAGCCAGACTTAAAAACATTGTTCCTCAGCCTCATCGGTGTAGTGGGTTATGCCGCTTGGGGTGTTTATGCGTATTTTGACCCCTCCACCAGAGCCTCATTTCTTACACTTAATCAGACTATGGTGGCAGGTACTATTGGTTTAGTTTTGCGTGATATGCAGTCTCCCACTACTAACAAGGAGTTGTCCGAATGAAATCCTTACTACTAATTGCAGTATTAGCACTGGCGGGATGTACAACAGCCCCGAATGCAGACCCGGAAGCAGCACAACTGCAATACGCCGATGCTTGCGGCGCGTATGCCGTGGCCTTTGCAACGGCATTACAGCTTCGAACAGCTGGCAAGCTGCGTCAGTCGCAAATAAGCCAAATCACCTTAGTGGACAGCCAAGTTACGCCAATCTGCACTGGCGCAATACCGGCGAATCCGGCAGAAGCAGCAGCAAAAGTAACGCAAGCCATAGCATCGCTTGCAACAATCGAAGCGATGAAAGAGGGGGCAAAATGAGCGATCTAATCAATACAGGGAACCCGCAAGCCGACGCAATAGTAAACATAGCTGTCCCCACAGCCTTAGCAGTCGCAACTACAACCAGTCCGCAAGCAGCAGCCGCAGTAGCGGCTATCAATGCGATTATGCCAGTCATGCAAGCGGCATTAAAAGCTAATACGACGGGGCAGGTTAGCGATCAGGCAGTGATGGATATGTGGGCGGCGACTACGCAGACAATCACGACTACGCATAATGCCTGGGCGGCTATGAACGCAGCGGATGCAATGGACGCGGCAAAATGAGTGCGTTTCTTACCCCGCTGAAGCTGGACTACATGACAGATTCAGCGGGGGAGCCACTGAAAAATAGAGATGGGCGGCAGTTATTTAAGCTTCTCTCTCCTTTCTATTATCAGTCCGATGTGCTTGGGTGCATCATTACTGTACCAATGGGTTTTGTAACTGACCTGGCCAGCATCCCTCGCCTGCCCGTAGTTTACTTGATGCTCAATGGCATTGCAGATGAGGCCGGCGTAGTGCATGACTACTTGTATTCTACTGGACTGGTGCCTCGCATTGAGGCGGATAAGGTTTTGCGCGAGGCTTGTCTGTGCTCAGGGGTATCGTCTTGGAAAGCGGGCTTGATATATGCGGGAGTTCGTAGCTTCGGGGGGCCACATTACGGCGTAAGCGGCGCGCCGTAATGCGAGTTAAGCTATTGGGCGGGCATCCCCCCCCCCCCCCCCCTACAAAATTACCCGCACTGCCCCCAGCTAACCTTGCTACTAACAACACCCACAGGGATAACCAACGGCTCATCGTAAGGAAGTTCTATCTCACATTCTTCTGCAATTCGGCGCAAAGCCCAATCACCGTGGAGAGAGTCGAACTGACCAGCCAAGGAATCATGCACTTGAAGGAGAACTTCAACCTCCGGCAGGTTATTCGCAATGTTGACGTAGCCCCGATTGATTAAGCAAGCCACACTGCTCTGCGGAATCCATGCAACGGCTTGATTGAAGATTGTACCTTCGATTTTGTCAAAGAAGTAGTTACGATACCCAAAGACGTTTTCGACATACCTGCGGCCAACTACTTGCTTTTTGATTTCTTCTTGCCAGGCTTTGATTTCTGGTGCTAGACCAAAGTACCATTTCTGGATGCGTTCTGTTTCATGGACAAGCAGCCCAATGCGCGGTGCGATACCATCTGCAGTGCCTAGGTAGTTCGTGCCATGGCACAGGGATTTGAACATGCCGTACTCACGTGGGTGTGAGTTCTTGGTCATATTGGGGTTATGGTAGTATTCCCGCATGACCTCAATGTAGGGCTTGCGGCCATTGGCGAAGTGGTCTTTCATCCATTTACAGTCACTTTCCCAAGTCACAATGCGTAAGTCTGCGCTGTCCAGGTCAATGTCAAACATCGTGTGGCCCTGATCTGGGATAAAGATGTTACGGATATTGGGGAGGGTCAGTCCACCGTCCTCTGTATCACCGCCCTTGGGAATGTTCTGCATGTTGAGGCCAGTACCAAATGCGTTTTTGCTGCTGGCGAAGCGATAGGTTTCAGTTCCGCAGATGTTGAAGGATGTCCGTATGCGCCCGTCGATGTCAAGGCGCGCCTGGATGAAGGTGGAGTGGAAAACGCCAATGCTGCGAAGTTCAGAGATTTTTTTGCACAGCGGGGCAAGGATAGGTTCACGATGCGCAATTTTATGCAGGGCTTCGTCGTCTGTCGTAACGGACATTCCGCCTTCTGCATTACGGTGTCTGACTTTCGGCTGATTGAGTTCGCGGTAGAAGAGTTCCTGCATCTGCTTAGGGGATTTGATGTTTACTTCATGACCAAGAACATCTTGCATCCATTGCAGGCGCTCGGCTTCTGCTTGCTGCAGTGCTTGTGAGAATTCCTCCCGCCGGGAAAGGTCAACACGGACACCGCGAATCATTGTCTGTAGCACAACAGGTGCTAGGGATTGCTGGAAGCGGTTAACTTCTTGCATCCCCATATCGGTGACGACTTGTTCCAGGACACGGTGGATTTCAAGTGTGCGCATGGCGTCAGTGCAGTTGTACTTCCAGAAAACATCCTCGCCTTCCCCTTTTGGCCCTTCAGTCCAATTCGTACGGTCATCTTTCCAGTAAAGGTGGTGTTCCAAGTACATGCTGGAGAGGAAGGCCAGGTTCTTTGGAAGGTTGGAGAAGCATGAATGGTGTTGAATCATCGTGTCTTGTACGTCAGGGCAAAGGAAATGCCAATGGCGGTAGATGTATTGAGCATCGTAGTTCCAGTTCTGCCCGATGATTGTGGCAAGGGACATTAACTTGCACATCAAAAAGACGAGTTGGGATTCTTCTTCTGCACTCCAATAGCCTTCGGGGTTGGTGCTGGACATCAGGGGTATGCAAATGGCATCGTGGGGTGTCCAGGAGAAAGCAATGCAGGCAATGTGACCTGCGCGTGTTTCAATGTCAGCCCCGATCTTGAGTTTCGCCCCAGTTGCGGTTGCGGCATCTGCGCGCTGGATGAGTTCGTTTAGAGTGGCAAGGGCTGTGTCGTAATTAGGGCGTATTACAAAGTTGTAATCCGGGCGAATAATCTCCGCAAAACCGCTTTCTCTCTTCACCCTCTTCAGGTCATGTACCAGCAATGGGCGCAATGACCACTGTGCTAGTAGCAACGCGGGGCTAACTGTAGGAATTACTTTCAACCCAGGGATTAGCGTTGACTCCATGACAGAGCTTCTCCAGCGCCCAGCACCCCATTGCCCAGTGAGTGCCCAGAGAGCGAGATTGCCAAAAGTGCAGACGACATTGGGCTTGAGCAGTTCCAGTTCTTGCTTCAAGCGTTCGATGCCCGCTACGACCTGTGGCAACACCCACTTCCCATTGTACAAGACATGGGCAGGGGTGATGTCTTTCTTCTTCGTGGCGATGACGCCTTCAATTCTGCTACGCGGTACGCGGTCATTGCAGACCATTGTGATGAAGCACTCTTCGCGGGAGAGGCCCGATTCCTTAAGGATACGGCTAAGTTCCATGCCGGGGCCACCACAGAAAGGCTGACCCCTGAGAAGGTCTTGTTCATGGGGGAACTCGCCCACAAGTGCAATCTTAGCATCAGTTGGACCAATCGGCATTATGGGCATCAGAGACCTCCCAGTAGGTTTTTCAACTCATTGCCAAGGGCTTCGCCGTCAAGTGCCGGTGAGCCATCGGTCAGGGCATTTAGACGCTTGAGGCAGATACCGTAGTATTCAGGGGATTTTTCAAGCACAGTGGCTTTGCACTTTAAGTTATGCGCAGCGGGGAGGAGGGTGCCACTACCACCGAAGGAGTCAAGCACGCTGTCGCCAGCACGAACACTACGCGTAAGCAGGTTTTCATACAGCGCAACTGGCTTCTGCGCGCCATGTTGGAGTCCTGCATCTTGGAAAGTAGTGATAACATCTGGGTAGATTGCTGTGACTTTCTTGTGGCCTTTGATTGCGTACAGGATGAGTTCGTATTGGCGACGGGGGCCTTCAAAGGGGAGTGGTACGCGACCAGAGTTTGGTTTGGTGCAGACAAATGGCGTGCGGAAGACGTACCAACCAGCCGCTTGCATCATAGCTTTAAGTTCGTGGAAGTTGTCCAAGTCGCAGAAAACATAGGCATGAGCTTCTGGCTTTGCTACGCGATAGGATAGGACTGCCCACTTAGTCATGAGGTCATGGAAGTGCTCATAGTCATCCTTGTAGTGGTGTTCGTTGTTGGCAAGTCTGCCATTGCCACCATCATCGAAAGTGTCAGCCCCTATGCCGTAGGGCGGGTCTGTGAGGATTACATCGAATTGCTCAGCAGGGCAAGTTGCCATCCATTCCAGACAATCAACATTGTGAACCTGGTGCAGGAAGGAAGAAAATGTCTTACCTACAGTTGCAGCGTGTTCGATGTTCTTTTGTGTTATTTCTTGCCGCTTGAGGATTTTGAATGCTTCTTCCGCAGATTTCGCTTTTGCTATTTCAGGGTTGTCAAGGTGCTTCGCCACAATCAAGTCTTTGCGGACAGAGTCTTGATAGGAGCCGTCACTGCGCCCTTTGATTTCCATTGCGGTGTCAGCTACCGTGTGGATGCGACCTTCGGCCTGAGCTTGCTGGGAGCGAATGCGGTGGAGTTTAGCCATAGCCGCTGCGCTTTCTTGCCAGGTTAAGTCTTTGCGATGCAGGTTTTCGTCGAGTTCGGCTTCTTCGGCTTGCAGGGGTGTGAGTTGTCCAAGGGTGACATAGGGGACAAAGCCCGGAGGAATAGTCTGTCCGTCGTAGCGGAGTTTACCGCCCAGCATTTCCATATCTTCAATTGCTCTTAGTCTGCGCTCGCCCGCCACAAGTACTAAACCTTCGTCTGTCTCCCGCACAACTATGGCGTGCATGAGACCTTTGCTACGGATTGCTTCCGAGAGTTCCCCGAGGGCTTCAGCGGAAAATTCCTTCCTCTGCCTGTCTTTTGTAATGATTAGTTTCTTGGTGTCTACGATTTGCATAAAGCTTTCTCCGTATGGTAGTGGTTAAATGGACTTGGCTTGTCGCTTTTGCCGAAGCCGCGCAAGCGCTTTCAATAGGCGTAAAAAAACCCAGACAGCGCAATAGCTAACTGGGCGGGTGCTGCATTTAATTCGGATTTTCATATATCAGCACTGGCCAAAAGGCGTTCAGTTAAGGAAAACACCCAAGGGGCCGAAGAGGGAGAAAGACTAATCCATGCACCCTGCCCCTTGGGCTTGCTACGAACTGCGGTTACAGCTTGGCAACATTCTTTACTTCTGCGAATGTGTCATCGCCACTGATTCGGTGGGTAACATTGATTTTAGCTGACAAACCCGGCAACATCGAGAAAGAGAATGGGGTTGACGGGTCATTTGCGCCAACAGCTTCACGCAGACGCCCGAGGCCAATATTCTTACCTTTGGACATATCCAAGGCGCCCGCTGGGGTCGTGTCCAGCATCAAGCCTTGCTTGCACGTTACTGTCTCCCGGCCAAGGTATTGCTTGACATTTGCGTCTTCAACGAGCCAGAAGATGTCCAGCGCGATGCCGGAAGATGTACCGTCTTTGGACTGCCATTGGCGCGGTGCGATTTTTTCAATGATACCTACGTATTCGCCTACAGGAACTGGGATTACTTTGGTATCGTTAGCACCGACAACTGAGGAATCTAGAAAAGCTTGAGCATCGAATGACATTTTTATTTCCTTTACAAGTTAAGCTAAAGAGCTAAGGTTTAAGAGCAACGGTTTACTGCTAGGTCTCGTGCGGTGGATTGTACGAGTGATGTTATGATTGCATATAGTTTTTCAGATTGCAACTCCTATTTTAATAACTGTAATGGGCAGTCAGGCAAAATGCTTTGACCAGATTTTGTCTATTACTTCTACCTGCTTGCTGCTGAGTATTGTGGTAACTTTACCGTGTTGGGACTTCTCAAGTACGGAGACAACAAAACCAGTTTCCCAGTCATTAAGGCCTTCTGTACCTAGTAGGCCCTCTAGCTGGAGTAACATTGTCGTAATTGAAGTCATTTACCTGCCCCCTCCTCTACTGTGTCCAGCCATATTCTCAGCTTACGCACATCTGACACATGAATCCAGTTAGAAGTGCTGAGACGTTGAATTTGTGTTTCCAGTGCATTGTAAGTTTTTAGGTCGATACATCTGTCATAGATTTTACGTTGCTTAGGCTTTGCCTGCCACTCAAAGACTTTGTTTATGAGAAGCCTCAATATCCCAAAGATTGGCCCGATTACAGTAACCTTGTAGAACAAAAGACCCGCCAAGACCCAAAGTGCAAATGTTGGTAGAGTCTTCACCATATTGACGATAATTTGAAGTTCATCCATTACAGCGCGCCCCCACGGGAAATCCATTTCTTCACAATCAACCCGAAGTCAGGAGAAATGCCCTCTGCAATTGGCAGGTTGCGGGTCTTGGTATCGGCAAGCGCACTTCCGGTTGACCATGTGAACTTAGCGCCTTCACGAACTGTGAGGATGACATCAGAGAACATAGGAGTGACCTTTGGTCCGAGCTTGTTACCCAAGGCGGAGAGGGAGATTTTAACCCCGCCAAGGATTGCATCAGTTTCTCGCTCAACGTGACCAATAAGGACGAACATACAACGGCAATTGTCTGTAAGCATACGAAGGATGCGCTCGACTGTATCCATTGCAATGCCCCAATCACTTTGGTTCTTGACAGGCTTTCCGCCGACAACAAGAGACATTGCCGCGCGAGAAAGGCCTGCCATTCCGTCCATGACAAGTGCCCTGTTCGGTAGCCATGTATCAACACAGCCGAATTTGGTATTGGTACGGTCGTCTGGGAAGTCGTTGAGAGCCTCCAGGAGCTTGATGAACTGGTTATGGTTGGAACGCTTGGGGTCGGACATTTTGGCGAGGGAGTCCAGTCCCATAGTGTTTATCTTCGTGGCACTGTCAATCATGTCCAGGAAGGATGCACGAGGTGCGGCTAACTGGTGCCAGTGGAGGTTAGCTGGAACTTCTTTGCCTTTGTCAGTCCAGTAGCCGAGGAGTGATTCCAGTCCAGGCTCTAGTCCTAGGTAAAAGACTTCAACCCCAGCATCAACCAGCGACCCGATGCTGTGGGTTTTGCCGGTGCCGGCTGGCCCCATCAAGAGTACGTTGGGGCCTGGGAGAAGGGATTTGGTTCCTGGAACTGCGGGTGTCGTATCAGTCATCATGATTCCTTTGTGAGTTAAGTGAGTGTTTTAAACGTTCGACAGCTTCTAACTGGTCGTTGTGGCGCAGGATGAAGTAATCATCAATGGCGTTCAGCAGACGCGACAGCAGAAGCCCAATAGCAAAGCAGGCGAACCAGAGTATGCAGACTAGGATACCTGCAAAGTATGCCCATAGCATCATGGTGATTTCCTTTCATAATGTTTCATAAGTTTCTGGAACTCCAGCTTCGTTACTGTCTCTAGCAAGGGTTTGAGTAAGCCCTGATTAGAGGCTTCCCATATCGGAAAGTTCCTGCATAAGGTCGTCACCATTACCAGTTGGGGCCGGTGCCAAGCCTTGTGCAGGGGGTTCGTCAGGGTCACGGACGTGCGACCACGAGGCTTCGTAGTCCGCCACGGAAGTTTCTTTGCGGAGCAGTGGATCCCAGACGCGTTTCTCGAAGTTCACTGGTAGCCAGTCAGCTGGGTCGCGTGATTTGCAAACTTGAGTGAAGGCACAGCCGCCGTAGTCAGTGCAGGCGTTGTCCAGGTTCCTGTCCCAGTATCCTTCTTCCCACATCTGCTTCATCCGTGCAATATCGCGCAGGACTTGTTTTTCCCACGTGTCGATTTCATGCTGCCCACGATAGGTTTGCACTTCCAGAGTGTCATATTTGGTCTTGAGGATACTCACGCCTCTGACAATTGCGCCGTTCGTGACGATACCTTGTCTACGAGCTGCCCAAACATAGCCTGTGAACTGGGAGCGCATCTCCCACTGACGCCCCCAGCTTGCTCCCAGGGAAGATGTTGTCTTCTCATCGTAAATGTAGATACCGCCGGCCCGCTCTGCTATCATATCTGAGCGGCCAGTGTACAGAATCGGGTCGCCTGTAACAGGGTGATTGATTGCCAGTGGTTCTGCGAAGGAAAATTCAATCCCACGCTTCCCATTTGCAAGGGTAATTGGTTCTGCACCATCAGCCCCGAGTGGATACTGGGAGAAGTAGAACTCCAACGCACCTGCCATACGTTCTGGAGACTTGGCGCTGCCAGTGGGGTCAACGAAGTCGCCGTAGTGTGTAAGCAGGGCGACTAGCCCAGCGGCTTCGGCCTTTTCTGCCGAGAGGCCTTCAACGTAGAAGGCATTTCTGGCTGCTTCTATGCCGGCAGCAAATGCGCCACCTGCGATTAGGTGGACGGAAGGGCTGCGGGATTTCCAATGCTCAACGTACTGCCACAAGAACTTCTGTGGGCAGGCGCGGAAGGTTGACAGGATGGTGCTGTCAACTGTGTGGGGGAACATCGGGCGGAAGTTTCCGTATTGGTCTTTACTCATGGCAAGGGCCTCCTTCAGATGAATGGGCAGGGCAGGGTTCTTGGGCCGAGTCGTATGGTTCAGGTGTGTAGTCAATAGCTAACAGGGATTGAATTTTGTCGCGTATAGTCATGACTTTTTTGTGTGTTTCTGCTTGTAGCGTTTGCTCCTCTTCTTTGAGAAGTTCGATTTCCGCTACTACTGCCTCCAGTGGGTCATACTCTATTTGGATTGGCACGATAGCCACTAGCTTCCCGTAATAGTCTTCCATCCCCTGAAAGCGGGATAAGCTGATATCGGGTTCGCCTTCTTTATTCAAGCGAATGTGAACGTAAACTTGTATTTCGTGTGTAGCTTTCATTTCTCTATAACTCCTTCAAGTGTACTGCAATACCGCAGCGATTATATTTCCATAAAACCTTGCAACAACGCCTCACCATCAACAGGGGGTGCTTTTGCCTTTGCAGCTCTGGAGACAGCGGACTTCTCCGAGGCCTGGACGCGTTCCTTTCGGATTGCGGCAATTGCTTGTCGCATCTCTTCTAGGGTAATAGTGCCATCCAGGGACTTCTGACGCCAGATTTGGATGCTTCCTTGTATTACTTCGCTCATTTTGTTCCTTTCAGTTTGCTTTTCGTTATTAGGGCGCATTACAATTTTGTAACCCGCCCTAATAATATGTAAAAACCTCCCAGAGTGCAACTATTAATTACATAACTGTGGTATGGGTTAGCTGTTCATTCATTTCGTTACCCCTTACCAGATACAATTCGCAAAAACTCCCCCCTTTGGGCAGCCCTCGCCGCTGCCCCCTCCACAACCCCTGCTGCAGCATGGGCTGCAGTCCGTAGGGCAGCTTGTGATGCAACGTGTGATGCAGCCCATGCCGCAGCCCATGCTGCATTGCGCTGAACGACCCCTGCCGCATCATACGGGGTAGCACGGACTGCAGTCCATGCTGCCTCACATGCTGTAGCTAATTCTTCAGCACTCTTCCTGCCATTTGCAGATTTCTCTGCTACATCAAGTGCGTTGAGGCTGCGTTCGTCGGTCATCAGGTGTTGGACGCGGCGCGCGCACCAGACTGCATACAAGCGCCACTCTTTGTCGTACTCTGGGGCCGTCCGACAGCACCAGAGGGCATCATCCAGTCCATTGCTTTCAAGAATTACGCGGAACGGTACTGGCTCATCGTCAGCAGTTGTTTTGCCAAGCGATTCCAGCAGCCTTTTCCAGCCATTCACGCACGGCAAATACTCTCTAATTCTATTCAGTGTTGTTACAAATTCCGTCATTTCGCTGCTCCTTGGGCGTTATGCCCCAGGTTATTCCAATAGGAATCCCTATCCACCAAGCAGTTTCTCGGGTTCAAATACACTCCGAAGCCGCATGTAATTCCTGACTCCCATTCAATTACATCTAGGATTGCTGCGCTTCCATCAGGCTTGCTATTCGGCCCAAGTCCGATGTAAACAGGTTCACTCATGTCGTGACAAAGTAGTTTTGTTATCAATTCTTTAACTGTCAAAGTCTTGCTCATTGCTATCTCCTTAGCTATTCCAGGGTCATATTCCCAACTGCTTCCAGCGACGCCACAGAGCTGCTATGTGCCGCCGTTGCTCTTCCAGAGTGCCTTTACTGCACGGAAACTGAGCGCCATTGCCGCATGCACAAGTTAGCCCTGTCACCCTGTCCCCGGCGTCAGAAAGGGTAAATTCCATTTCCTTACCGCACAGATCGCAGATACAAACAGCTTTCACGCTAGAATCAACTTCGTTGTCGGGCGTGTACAGGCGACGTACAAGCATTGGAACGCTTCCTTTCTGTTCCTGTTGATAAGAATGTCTTGGTAGTCCACCCAGACATTTTCATATGTCGAACCCTGCGCACGGTGAGCCGTGAGGGCATAGGCGTACTTGATGTCATGGAATAGGTCTTTGTGTTCCCAGAACTTCTTCCAGAGCCTCGGGGTTGCCTTAGCCTCATAGGCGAGTTTTTCACTGTCCTGGGCGTAGCGCTCAGCACTGTCTTCATGTAGCACCAGCAATCGCACAAGCTTGTTGGCCTCTGTACGAACTGACAATTCCCGACAGCGATACTTTGGCTCCAGGGGGTGATTGCATTCTATTTCCCCTTCTATGATTGCCTCTTCGTCTGTAGTCAGAAGCACGTCATCACCGCGCATACACGGCGCAGCGGCCACAATCCTGTCCCCTTTAATGTATGGTTGGGATTGCGCAGCTCCGCCGTATATTGCATTGCGTATCAGGATGTTGTATTCTGCTACTCTGGCATTTCGCCATGCAATCACCTTGGATTTACTGCCGTCTGCGAACTCCCCTGCAACCGCAGCGTCATAGATTGACTGCTTGAAAGTGTTTTTAGCCACTTTCCAGACACCTTGCCCTCCTGAATGCGAGGACTTGATTGTAATGGAGGGGCAGAAGTCGTTCATGGCTTCCCGCAACTCGGTGGCAAGGGTTAGGATTTGATTGTCATGCCGCATGACCTTTGTCAGGTTGGCAACATTTTCTACCTGCGTCCAGATAGGAGAGGTCGCTTCACCAACCGGAGGAAGCTGAGCAGCATCACCCATGAAGATGACCTTCAAGTCATAGGTGATTGCTTTCTCCTTCAGGAGTTTGAACAGGTTTTTATTCACCATACTGCCTTCATCCACGAAAATCGCTGTGTAGTCTGACAGGTCAGGCGGGGCTTTTCCCGCAACAAGTTGCTTCAACTCCCCGGTCTTGTCAATTCGAAGGCCCAAAAGCGAAAAGATTGTCTGTGCTTCTCCTGTGGTAGCACGGAGCACCTTTGCCGCTTTGTTTGTCGGCGCCGTGAAGGCGAACTTTGCCCGGCTATTTTTACTGCGTGCGATGACTTCCCGCATACAGAACGTTTTGCCGGTGCCCGCGAAGCCGGACAAGGTGAAAAATCGGGAATCTGGGGAAGGGTCGGATAGAAACTCCATCAATCTGTTGATTGCATCTGATTGCTCGGGTGTCAGGGTAATTGTATTTGCTGGTACTACTGCAAGATTGGTCATGCTGTTTCCTTTAAGATTATCTGTAAGGGGTTCCCCCTTGATCTGGTGTGGTTAGTCACTGTATACGCTAACTTCTGTGCTAGTCCACATAACTTTTACCTTTGAGGCTTTCGCCTCTTCATGCACTTTTTCCAGTAGTTCATGTAATTCTTTTACTGTACTTTTGGACAAGTAGCATTCCAACCCGGAAAGCTGTGCACGAAAGGCTGCAAGTGTGCGCAGTGCATGGTTGTGGTGGTAAGCAATTAGCTGTTTCTCTGTTGCTATTTGCATGTCGTTACGCTCCCTGCTCGGTTGTCGAAGTATTCCCGCAGTAGGCGAGAGAAAAACTCTTGCTGTGCCCCGAAAGGAATTTTGCCTTCCACTTCGCTGTACAGCTCAAGCTCTACCTTGGCTGCGAGGTCTTCAGGCAGGGCGATGTTTTTGTAAACTGTTCGGATTAACTTCTTTGGTCGGGCCATCTTGGTGCTCCTGGGTGATTGAAACAGTTAGCGATAGGAAACGGCGTACAGTATCCCAAAGACGAAGAGGTCTAGGATGATTCCCATGAGGGCGCCCCAGAGAATTTCCTGAAGCCAGACAGGTACGGTATGAGAAGGGCGCATGATTAAATCCAGCCTTTCGTGGAGCAGCAACTTCCGCACATCTCTACTTTGAAAATGTTTTCTTTAACTCTCTGGGGGAGGTTTTCAGCCGGCGTAAACTTTGACCAGCGGGTGACTCCGTTGGTATTGTGTTTTTGCTCTTGGAATACGCCTCTGAAGTGACGATGACGGGCGCCGCAGTACGTACAGACCTGCACGTCAAACATTGCCACGTTCGCAACAGGTGTCCAGTAGTGTTGCACTTCCTGCGCGGTGTCGTTCCGCAAAGAATCCTTGCGGGATCTGCTCCAGGCACCTGATTGGGGCATGAGTTTCTTAGATGCTTTTGCACGGGCGGCTTCCGCAAGATCAGCCGTCGCGCCTGCGAGCAGGTCGTCCAGGGACATAAAGTCATCCGCCGGTTGTTGGTTAAGGCCGGTTGCTTCCTGGGCGGTGTTTTCTGTGGCTTGGTCTACTGTGTTCATTTTGAGTCTCCTTGTTACTGCATCAAGCAACATTGCTTGTTGGTACAGACTGCAGCGCGTAGGTGGGCGCTGCAGTCTGTACGGGCAAGAGATGTTACAAAAGCTCGAAGATATAATCAGGTTCTAGGCCCTGGTCATATAGCACTTCTTCCGGGTCGGCGCCGTTGGCTACGTCATCCTGCATTTCGCTGATAAGTTCGTCAGCTTCGTCTGCGGACAGGCCATCACGGCGCATGAAGATTTCTCTTAAGGTTTCCATTAGGAGGCCCTCTTTAGAAGAGCTGCCGCCATGAATTGATCTTTGTCGAACCTCGGGTTGCTGTAGTATAGGCAAGTAGCAAGTTCTTTTGCCAGTCTCTCAATGGCCAGAGCGCCGTCGGAGCTGTGAGTGTAAGAAAGCTGTTCCGCTATGCAGTCAGCAATTAGTTTGAAGTCTTTCCGTGTCATTGACATGATGTGCGCCTTTCGTATTAGTTAGTTGAACCAGATATAATCCGTAAGAATTCTGCCTCTTGGGCGGCCCTTGCTGCTTCCCATGCTGCTTCCTCTGCTGCTCTCTGTGCTGCATCCCATGAAGGGTTCCATGCCTCTGCACCTACCCGCACCGTCCTTCTTGCCATAGCCTGTACTGCTTCCCTTGCCGCCGCCCATGCTTCTTCTCGTGCTGCCGCCCATGCCGTGTCCCTGATGGAGTATTTCACTATCGCCCTTGTTACCGATTCTGCTACCTCCCCCACCCTTGCCCCTTCCCGCAAGGCCTCCAGTGCGCCTTCCCGTGCAGCGGCCACTGCATCTGCAGTGGCCTTTCCATTGACATAGCTTTCTGCTATGTCAATTGCATTAATGCTGCGGTTGTCCGTCATCAAGTGCTGGACTCGGCGAGCACACCGGATGGAATACAGTCTCCATCCCTTGGCATATTTAGACGTCGTCCTGGTACACCAAAGCGCATCGTCCAGTCCGTTACTCTCAAGGATTACGCGGAATGGTAGTGGCTCGTCGTCTGCTGTTTCTTTGTTAAGGGACTTCAACAGCTTTCTCCAGCCGTCTATGCACGGTGAGTGCTCTCGAATCTTGTTCAGTGTCGTTACGAATTCAGTCATTTTGAGCCTTTCGGGTTAGTTGGTTGAACCAGTTATAACTCGTAAGAATTCCGCTTCTTGGGCAGCCCTTTCTTTCTTCCATGCTTCCTCCCAGGCTACCTCTATCTGCTCCCCCTCCCACGCTGCCTTATAGGCTACATCTGTCTGCGCTATTCTGCGAGTTGCCCATGCTGCCCGTAAGGTGGCTTCCTCAACTGCCGTCCTTGTGGCGGCCTCTGCTACATCCCTTCCTTGCAGGGCTCTCAGGGCAACTGCATGGGTGGCGGTCAATTCTTCCTCAGTGGCCCTTCCATTGGCATATCTTTCTGCTACATCAATCGCATTAGTGCTGCGTTCGTCTGTTATTAGGTGCTGGACACGACGCGCACACCATACGGCGTACAGTCGCCACTCTTTAGCATATTCGGGCGCTGCCCTGGTACACCAGAGTGCATCGTCTAATCCATTGCTTTCGAAGATGGTACGGAATGACAGTGGCTCGTTATCCGCTGTTTCTTTGTTAAGGGACTTTAGCAGCGTTTTCCAGCCACTAGCGCATGGTGCATGCTCTCGGATTTTGTTCAGTGTTGTTATAAGTTCAGTCATTTTGAGCCTCTCGGGTTAGTTAGTTGAGGGCAGAATCACCTTCAACATTCGTATTATACATTATCCACGCGAGTTTGCAACACAGTTATGATTTATTATTCATGTGTATTACAATACTGTAATCCGCCCTAGTTATTCCGTCAGGACATAAAAAAACCCCGCACTTGCGGGGCTGAAAAGCTACTACTCAGCAGCGAGGTCGGAGGCTCAATTACGACCCGCGCCGCTGGGCTGTCGCTTTTACTCTGCTTCTTCTGCTTCTTTTGCTTCTTCTACGGCATCACCCATGAAACCTTCCAACAACTCATCAGCTTCAGAGGTATCACGCGGCTTTTTAGTCTTGGCAGCTTCCAATCGCGCAATAATCGGCGCGATTGCAGGCAGATTACGCAGTGCCATTTTCTGCTTATGGTTCTTGTCGGCCAGGAATTTCTTAACTTCCTCCAGGGTCTTACCGGACACTTCAACCATAGCGCGAGCCAGGATGCTCGAACCGGCCATCGACTCGCCCTTGACACGGGTAACGCCCCAGTCGCCAGCGTTCAGGCGATCCATCAGTTCGTCAATCGCCATAACGCAGTCTTCAACATCGGTCAAGCCGGACAATTCATCGCCCAACTTCTGCGATGCGCCGTGGCCAGCGAACTTCAACAGCAGCTTATCGCCTACGGTGAAGATACGGCTTTCACCATTCACGAAGTCCATACGAACCTTAACAGTGTCGCCGTCGATGATAACGTCTTTCTTCATGCGCTGCTTGCCGGGGAAGTCCACAACACGACCGTCATCCATCGTGACTGTGACATAGGTGGTAGGCTTAACTGTCTTCTTTGCTACTGCTTCTACTGCGTGCATTTGAGGCTCCTTGATAGTGTTGCAATAACTGAGTGATTAACTCAATGGCCAGCTTCCGCATTGTGCGAGGGTGCTGGGATAACCCTTTTGTAACTTTGCGCAATTCGTTGCGGCATGTATGAATATTAGGCAAATCCGGTCAGTGGTGCAAGTGTTATTTGCAATTATTTTATCAGGAATGTGGGAAGGCATAGCCTGGGGGTTATTCATGCGGGTTACGCCGTTGTAATGCGCCCCAATAACCCCTAATCCACTGCGTCAATCCCCCACTTTCCCCTTTCTGCTACGAATCTCAGCCAATTTTGCGCGCAAAGCCTCCTGAGCAGGCACGGCGGCAGCTCCAGTAACCTCCCCACTCCCTGTCCCTAGCACCCCACGCAGCACCTGAACTTCCACACTAAGACCCTGCATCACCTCCGTCACCCCAATTGTGCAAGACAGGTGGTCATCTGCCAGCGAAAGCGTCACTGAGGCCGCTGCCAGCGCCAGAGTGTTGTTGATATTAGTAGCCCGCACCAGCCGTAGGTACGCATAGAAGCGACTGCGAAAGCGGCGAGTGTGCTTTGCGTCTGGGAATCGCAACAGCACCGGCTTGCGGCTGGTGTATGCACGAAGGACAAGCTGCTCGAACTCAACTGGGAATTTGGAAAGCTCGGTAGGGTAGGTCATTTTTAATTCCTTTCTGCTGCCAGTGCCGGCGGCGTGAATAACTGTATTGACAGAATGCAATTACTGTAGTAAAATAGGTTCACCGCCGTACCCCACCACCTCCCCTTCATAGTGAATGGCGCGTGAGGCGCAGGGTGTCGAATTGCAGCGCGCGGCTTTCTCCAACAATTTTCAGTTCCAAAAACCTGCAGCTTGCGCCCGGCTTTTCAATTACAAAAACCTGCGACATGCTCCCCCAATGTCAAAACCAAAAACCTGCGACGTGCGGCGGGGTCGGTGAGCGCACGGGAAGGGGCAGGCGAGCATGTTTGACTGTGTTTGATTGAGTTTACCACGGGCGCCGGGAGTTCGATAGCGCTGGATTGTGAGGGGAGAGCGCGGGGATGCGGGCATGGGTATGAGGCTGATTCACGCTATAGAGGGGCATAGCGGGGTGATCGTAGGCGGGTGAATAGGTTAGTATTGCCGTGGGGTTTGAACGCGTTGTGTGGCCTCACAGCGTGCCCTAATTCGCGCGTATTACAATGGCGTAATGCGCCTCAATAATGGCAATCGGCCTTGGGGCAGAATGTAAATAGCAGAGGCGAAAAAAAGCCCGCCAATGGCGGGCTGTGAGGGGAGGGGAGGGAGGGGGGGATTAGTTGTCGCCCAGGAAATCATCAAACTCGTCTGACACTTCCACGGATGCCAGCCTCTCACGTTGAAGCCGGGCGATTTCCGTGGCGACACGTTCCCGCGCGCGGATAGCGGCTTTTTGTTCAGTCGAGAGGCCGAGTAGAAATTCCCGTGTCTCCTCGTAGGATTTACCGCTGACTCTCATGAGGGCCTGCAGCAGCAGGCCATTATTAACGCCACCGCCGGTTCCGCCCTCTCTAATTTTGTTCCATGTGGGGTTGTCCCCGGTCAGACGGTCTACAATTTCCATTACAGCGGCTCTCTTTTCCTCCAAACTAGCAGACCGGCCAGTCACGGGGTCACGGCTGATTGCCGCCGCGTCTACCAATTTTGCATTAAGGCCGTGCATCATTGCCGTCAACCGTATGTCATCGGGCAGAAGAGCCGTGTTAATTGACGCGGTTGAGCCATCGGCAAAGGTGACAATGAGTGTTTGGCCGTTAACGTTAGTTGTAACAGCCGGTGTCCGTTTAGTTGTGTTTTGCATTTTTGAGCCTCTTTAGTCGATATGGGAACATTCCCGCAATGCGCCCGAGCGGGCAGGCGCATTATGTGAATATTACCGGGCCTTTGCCATATGCAGCGCCCGCAGGGCAAGGGAAATATTCAGCCCGGCCTTGTTCATATGACGCGCGATGCAATAAATACCACATTGACGCATGGCAATGGCGTACACGCCCAGCGGGTACAGGGTGTTAGTAGATAGTTTTTTCATTTTGAGCCTCTCGTAGTTGGGTTGATCGGTTAGCACAATCACTGAACCGATATGGTGATTATAGGCATCCGGCCGTTGTTGTCAATAGCTATCTACAAAAAAAATAAATTATTTTGCATGAGTAGTTTGCTCATCCATCAAAATCGCCTCGCCCATGCCATACCTACTAATACCGCGCACCCGCGCGTGTAGCAACTATCGTGCCGGCCGCGAAGGTCTTCCGGCGAGTCGATGAGTGGGCGGCGAGCGAGGCGGGCAGCATGGTGGCTAATGGGGAGAGACGTTTTCCGGTTGTGTGTGTGTGCATCCCCCGGCGGTGCAATGCACCCCGCGCCACTCCCTTGCGCGCATACCTGCATGCGTGAATACCACGGCCATGACAGAGGCGGCAATAGTGCAGGGCCTCGGAGACAGTAGGCAGCGGCGCGGGCGGGGGGGGGACTGGCCAC